TTTCAGTTTACTATGCTTACGAATGATTTCATGTTTATCACTGGTGGTGCTGAGGCGCCAATTATTGGTGCTACCACGTGGGGTAATGACTTTACTATTCGTGGTGGAGTATGTACATTACATATGACGAATCCTTTGACCAATGTGGATGGAGTTATGGTCGTTACGGTGTATGAGATGATCACTGTTGGTCAAGGGAATACGCCTGCTCCTGCGGGTGGTGTTGTGAATCGTGCGTGGGATCCAAGCATTGACTTTGCAACCAATGGCCAGTTCAAGATATTGAAGAAACATAAGTTTATTATTAGTATAGGTGAGACTGTAGAGATTCAGCATCGACAGAAGTTACGGAAGTGGGACCGTACGCACCAATCAGTGAACGGAGAGTGGATAAAGGTTTGGTACATTACAGTCAGCAATGATCGTGGGCTGTCAGGACGTGACTTGCACGTTATGCAATCACATAACATCTCCTTTACGGGAGATATTGTAAATTAAATATTATCAATAAAAGGGAGTGAGAGCAGCTTGGGGGTCAGTATTACCCCCCAAGCTTGCTCTCTTGCTCTCACTTGCTCTCAATGCCTCGTCGTCCTCAGGAGACTCAGCATAGAAGTTTTTGCTTTACGTTGAACAATTATACAGATGAAGAGTGGTGTAGTATCCAGTCGTGGTGTACTCGCGAGTGCGATTACGCTGTCATCGGTAAGGAAGTTGGTGCAGAAGGTACGCACCATCTCCAAGGATATTTCCGTAAGAAGACGAAGTGTCGATTACCATCGCTCAAGGATTCAGTATCACGAAGAGCTCATTTCGAAGTCGCTGGAGGAACTCCACAACAGAACAGAGTCTATTGTACAAAGGATGGAGGATTCTGGGAGTTTGGTACGTGTCCAGGTGCCGGAGGAAAGAAGTCCCGAGACGAGCTCGCCGTCGAGTGGTTCGCCGCTTTCAAGGATGGGACTACCTCCGAGTTCGGTGAACGAAACCCTGGGTGCTATGCCTTCTCCAGACATACACTGTTACGAAACAGTTTGGGATCTGCCAGACCTGTGGTCAGACCCGATATTTCCGTCGAGTGGCTCTATGGAGAACCTCGAGTTGGGAAGTCTAGACTCGCCCACGAACGATTTCCTGGAGCTTTTGTTAAAGAGCCCATGACTAAGTTCTGGACGGGGTATATGTTAGAAAAGGAAGTTATTATAGATGACTTCGGTCCTAAAGGGATAGGTATTAACCATCTGTTAAGATGGTTTGATAGATATAGATGCTATATCGAGACAAAGGGTGACATTGTTCCGTTGCATGCAACACAGTTCATTGTCACCAGTAACTTTAAACCAGAGGAGTGTTTTAAAGATGATGATGGTGGTCCACACCCACAAATAGAAGCGTTACGCTCAAGGATGAAGATCACCCATGTAATCAAATACCCATAAAGGGGGAATCAGTAATGTAAATAAAAACATATGCCGCTCCGGCCGAAGGGCCGGCGGCATTTCAAACCTAAAAAACTTCGACTGGGGTCATTATGATGGTTTATCATGGCGTCGCAGACACGGCACGCAGTGCCCGTGATAGTATAAATATAAGAGCCCATCGGCTCAGAAGATCTTTCATTCACAATGGCGTTTAGGAAACGTGTGTTCGCTGGACCACCCCGCAAGGGAGGCCCTAAACGTTCAAAGAGAATGGGTGTTCGTAGAAGGTTTTCACGTGGGTCGCGGGACAAAATTGCGGCGACCAATGGGTTGAAGTCTAATATTCAACAGTTTCGTGGTAGGAAGACATCGAAGGGTCGTTACAGGAACGAGCTATGGAATTCCACTCAGAATATGCAACATTATAGGTCTGTATTTACTGGATTTACTGCTTGTGCTGCGCCGGCTTCTAGGCAAGCGGCTAATGTCTTTCAGTTTACTATGCTTACGAATGATTTCATGTTTATCACTGGTGGTGCTGAGGCGCCAATTATTGGTGCTACCACGTGGGGTAATGACTTTACTATTCGTGGTGGAGTATGTACATTAC